TGTAGGCTTCTCCATCAACTATAAAGTCAATCTCTCCACCTTCATAGTCATCATTAAAATACACTAGAGCAGTTATTACAAACTTGTACCCTGGGCTAACAATTGGTTGGCGTATATAGTCAGAATGATATGTCATGGCTATTGGGTCTACAATGTCTGTTCTATATCTTGCTATAGATGGTCCAGACCTGTTCCACTCTTTTACCTGTTCTCCATAATGATTTGTTATCTCTTTATCTTGATCAAGATCTATATTATTTTTAATAGCGTAGTCTTTTGTTACTGCATAAAAGTTATTAAATAATTCTAGAAGTGCAAGTTTTTGAACTTCCTGTTTATCTGTTTTAGTTTCTATCTGCTGCAAATACTCTGTGCTAAATATGTGTGGATGATCTTTAAATGTAGGGTTTAAATACTCTCCAAAGTCAGACCATTTTGTCCACTCATTTAGCAGTTCGTCTTCGTGACCTGAAGAATTTTTTAACTCGGAGTGCGTCTTTGTTATATCCTTAAACACATTTTTATAAACAAATATTTGTGGATATATTTCTATTGGGTTAAGCGCTGGCTCAGTCATGGTTGTCTCTCCCCCGTATGTTTTTTAATCTCCCAAAAAAATGGACATGTAAATCTTATGCCACTCTTAATCTCAGTAACTCCATGAATATAATTTTTATCCCCTGGGAAAAAGTAAGCAGCACCTTTTTTAGGTTTAAACTGCACACCTTGTAGTGGGAAGTATAGTTCTCCACCTTCGTAGTCGTCATTTAAATAAAACAAACTAGAAAGATCATAGTTGGGAAAATCGTTTGGAGTTCCAGCATCTGGGCCTTCATGTAATTCTTTATCTGCATGAGGTTTTTGAAATTGTCCAGGAAGCCACTTAACAATGGTTGTTCCAGTTGGGTGAACTTCTACTTTATAAAACTCTTCTACAATTGGTTTTAATCTTTGAAATAGGCCAGCAACTATTGGTGATATTTTAGGATCATTCTTGTCTAAGGTTGGCTGAGTTGCAACTCTATCCTTCCAATAATCTGAATCATAGGTAACAGTTCCATTTTCATTTACATGGCTTTCGGTTACATCCCAAATTGTTAAAGATTTGGCAGATTTTTCTAAAAACTCTATCTCTTCTTCGGTCATAAAATTTTCTAGCTCAACAATCATGTCTTTGCTATCCCCAAACCAGCCAGATGGGGTTATAGAAGGTGTTCTTTTAACTACTGTGTATGAGTCTTTATTTTGTTCCATATTTATATTATATCACCCTTCGTATTATCTGTTACGCTTAGTTTTAATGTTTTTACCTCATGAGATCCCTGGGTTTCTCTTTTTTCATTTACGGCATCTCTATACCAATCTGTCCATTTACCAGCAGAGTTTATTTCTTGTGCAGCAGACCCATAGGACATGTTTGCCTCTAGTCTTTTTCTATCATTATCTTGGTATTTAACAATTTCAATATTTGTACCGTTTAAATTTGACAGAGATATAGGAATAATTGTAGCAACTGGGGTTCCTGCCTTAATAACTACTCTTTTATTTGCAACTTTTGCTTTAATAGCTAAAGGCAAAGGATTGTCATAAAAGGAGGTACTAATCAGAGAAGACATTGTTTCAAACTCATCACTAAAATAATTTACTGGATTAATAGTAAAAATACTTACGTCTTTGTCTGTTCTAAAAACCAAACCAGTATTTAAGCTTACAGAGGATTGACCTCTTCCAGAATAAGACCCCTCTGGACTAAATATTTCAATATGATCTGGAGTTTGATCATTAACTCCATCCCAAATAAACTCAATATCTTTTACACAGGAAAGGCTCCAGCCAATTACATTTGATTGGGTGACTGGAAAACATCTATAGGCATGACCTTCTGATGTTACATCCATCCAATCCCTTTTAATTGACATGGGCTGAATATCAAACAAAGCCCCCTGTGTTTTTTCAACTGAGATATTAAACATTAATCTGCCTCTGCACTATACATTTCTGGAGTATGAAACTTTTTACTATAATCAAGCATTGTTACAATAGAATACTTAGTTCCAGAAGTTACTGGCATTGCTTGATGTGGATACATAAAGTTTGATGGAAAAATAAACAAGTCTCCAGCTTCTGCCTTAACTTTTAAATTTTGCAGTCTAAAGAAAAGCTCTCCGCCCTCATAGTCATCATTTGGATATGAAACTAAAGAGACTGTGCAGTTATAAGAAAATCCATGATCGTGGTGTTCCATAAAGTGTTGACCTTGGCCATACTTGATAAAATTAAAAGCTTCCCAATATTTTAAATTATGAATATTATACATTCTGCAATAATCTTCTACTGCTGGTGATTTTACATTATAAAGATCTTGCCAAAGTGATTGAAGGTTTAGGCTGACTTGACTTTTATCATTTTCTATATCTGTTTTCTTAAACTTAAAATCATTACAATCTCTATAGTCTGGCATTAGTTGCTTGTAACCTACATATGCAGGCTGCCAGCTGTACCCAGTAGTATCTCCTTCTGGCTTAAGATTATCTTCAAGTCTTTTTATTACATCAATTTCTTTTTTAATTACACCCTTGTAACAAAAGATTCCATCACCAAGGTCTACTTTTTTTGTCCATGTTTCCATTTTATTCTCCTTATTTGTATTCTCGTCTTGACCAAACTTTATTTTTATATACCCCGCCATCAGGCTGTCTATAAAATTTCATGTTGTTAAACATTTTATCATAAATCTCAGCCTGTCCTAATATCTCTACTTCACTTTTCCAGTTTTCTCTTTTAAATGGTAAGACTTGTAGGTATGGAGTGCCTGCTGGAATTGTTCCTTCCCAACCTTCTGCAATAAAGAATGGAAAGCTTCCAAGCAAATGAACCTTGTCTGAGTCAACAATCCCTGTTGTATTTAAAAATGGTAAATCAAACCTATTCATTGGTGTCATAAATAGCGCACTGTAACCTTCTGGAAGCTCAAGTCCCCAATCTGAACTCCAGGCAAAATGATGCTGATAGAATCCTTTTGGGTGCTCAAACTGTGGCATTGGAGGTCTTTGTGTACAAAAATCTTGATACCTTTTGTCCTCAATCTTTACATTAATATTTCCTTGTGCGTTTTTAGAAAATACTAAATCACAAGGAGTTTTAAAAACATATCCAGTTGAAAATGCATCCATGATTGCAGGACATGCTTTCCATGTAGGAATTTTTCCATAATCATCTATAGTACCTTCTTTTGGAAAAGGACAAGTTTCTTTTGGTGCATTATAGTATTCATTATTAATTGAATTTTTTGCAAATCTGTCTGCATCTTTATACCATTGTGGAATAACATTTTGTGTTGGTACTGGAACAGAAACGCTATCTTTATTCAACCAAGGCCTGAAAGATCTAAAGATTGCCAAATTATTCATTAGTGACTCAATTCATTAATGTCTGTCATAATAACAACACAATATTTTGTTCCTTGTTTCATAGGCAGGGATGCATGCTCATATATATAGTTTGATGGAAAAATTGCTATGTCTCCAACTTTAGGAGTATGTACAAAATTATTTAATCTTGGAAATTTTATTTCTCCGCCTTCGTAATCATCATTAATATAAATAACAGCAGAAACGGTGCAATTATAAGAAGGGCCATGGTCAGCATGAATATTAAAATGAGTTCCTTTGCCTTCATATTTTACAAAATTAAAGGCTTCATAGTATACAACATTTATGCCCCAATAATGAGCATAGTCGTCTATACACATTTTTAACTTTTGATATATCTCTTCATGGAGGTCAATTAGCTCTCTATTGTGTTCGTCTTTGGGACCAAGGTTTTCTTGCTTGTATTTAAAGTCTACAGCGTCTCTTGCTTTTTTAATTGGAACTGTAGAGCTTGTTACTTGTGCTTCGGACCACTTATATTTCTTATTACCTGTAAGATTTGATTCTAATGTTTCTATATATCTAGAAGCGTCATTGTTAGAAAAAACATTATGATATATATTTAACCCTAATCCAGGATTGCTAATAGGAATATTGCTGCCAGGTATAGACCTAACAACTCTATTTAAATCAGTTTCTGATCTGTCTTTAGTAAACCAATGATTATTATTTTCGTCATAAACGTCCATAAGATTCCTATCTTTATGTTATGTATCCATTATATCATTTAAGTATTATTTATTGCAATAGTTTAACGGGAGCTACCACTTATTTAAAGGACATGTGGCATGAGCCATAGTGGTTTTTATCTTCATGAAACATCCGCATTTTTTACATTGAGAGGTTAATTTAATTAGTTCAGGGCAGGCCTTGCAAATGTCAAATCTATCTTTTGAAACTGACTCGTCTACATATTCTGTTTTAGGATTTAATAAATCCCAAGGTTTTGCTTTTCTATATGTTTCCATATCTTTAAGCATATCTGCATTTTTTTCTTTATAAATTTCCCATGCTGATTTTTCAGACATTATTATAACCCAATCAATTGTATAAAAACTATTTAATTACTTACAAAACCATTTTCAGCAGTATATGTCCACCCAAGTTGTACATCTAGATCGGATGGAATTTCTACTCCTAGGGGGCATGACGACATTAATGCCCACATACTTTCATCACTAGATATTGGAAGAACTTCTTCACTATCTGATGCAAGTTCAAAATAAAAATTATTATTATTATTTTCTATTCTTTTTTGTTCTGTCTTATCTGTAAATGTGTATGAGCTTGCTACAATTTCTGGTAATGGAGATTTTACTACCATTATTCTTTCTACTACCTCATTAATTATAAATGCTAATTTAATACGACCATCAACGGGGAGATTCAGCAAATTAATATCTCCGTTTAAATTAAGTGAACCATTAAAATCTATAGACATAATTATAACCTCTCTTTTTTATTATAAATAAAGTATACCATAGTAGTATTATTTTGTATATATTTTTATTAACAACTTAGGTTGGCGCCATCACAAGCATAGTCGCAATACCCGTAGCAACAGAAGTACTGACAAGCATATGGTGCACAACAACCACTGCCGCATCCGCTATATCGGCCTGAACAAGCAGGTGGGAAGTATGGTGGGAAGAACGGTGGGAAAAATGGTGGGAAGAACGGGAAAAATGGTGGGAAGAACGGGAAAAATGGTGGGAAGAACGGTGGGAAAAATGGTGGGAAGAACGGGAAGAATGGTGGGAAGAACGGTGGGAAAAATGGGAAGAATGGGAAGAACGGCGGGAAAAATGGTGGGAAGAATGGAAAGAATGGCGGGAAGAAAGGTGGGAAGAATGGGGATAACGTAGTAATAGATCCAGATGCAGCAGAAGCAATGCTTGTTCCGTTAGCATTTGTTGCGGTAACTGTATATGTCTGAGCAGTGCCAGCGGTGTCTGCAATAGTAATTGGGGAGGTAGCGCCTGTTCCAGAAGTACCGTCAGATCCTGTTACGGTAAAGCCAGTAATGGTGCTGCCACCAGTTGCTGGTGCTGAGAAAGCAATAGAGTTTTGGTTAACTCCAGCAGTTGGAGTTGGGGCAGACATTGTTGCAGGAACTGTTGTTGCAGTAATAGAAGATGAGGCTGTAGATGCTTGAGATGTTCCAGCAGCATTAGTCGCTGTTGCAGTAAACGTGTAAGCCGTGTTAGATTGCAAACCTGTGACTGTAATTGGAGAAGATGACCCAGTTCCAGTATATTCTCCAGGAGATGAAGTTACAGTAAACGATGTAGCAGCAGGGGATAGTGCAGGCAAAGAAAATGTAACTGTCGCTGCTCCATTATTAAACGCTCTGCCTGTTCCAACATTTGTAGCAGATACGCTTGTTGGTGCCAATGGCTCTAAAAAGTCATTTGAAGCAGCTGAACGTTTACCAGTCTTTTTAGCCATTTACTTTATCCCCTTATTACGCTGTTAGATCGCCGTAAACAACCCAAGTGTTTGTTGCTCTCTTGAAAAGAGTTGCAGTTGACCATTGTGTTCTTAGTTTTAATCCTGGTGTTGAGTTTACTGTTACTCCAGCATCTCCTGCAATTGTTACCTGACCTGTTGAGGTTTGAAGGATATCAATTGAGGTTCCGACTGGAAAGGCTACTGCTGAGTTTAGTGGAATAGTAATTGTTGCTGCAGATCCTTTTGCAACTTCAATTAGTGAATCTCTTTCAGTTAATGCTGATAGTGTGTAAGAATCTGTCTTTTGAATAATTGGTGTACGAGAAGGAGTTCCTTCTTTTGTCTGTGTGCCATCAGTAAATATAAAACCACCAGCTGTTGAGCTAATAACTGCGGTTCCATTTACCTTTAAATCTTTTCCTGAAGCAAGGTTGATGTGCTCTGAAGAGGTCCAAGAGTCTGTTGCGTCTACCCAGTTAAAGGTTTTATCAGTTGCACCCTTAAGTGTAATTCCGCCACCGTCTGCAGTTACATCTGAAGGAATAGCAACATCGCCAATTACTATGTTTTTATCATCCACAGCTAGTGTAGTTGAATTAATTGTTGTGGTAGTTCCGTTAACAGTTAGATCTCCAGAAAGAGTAAGGTCTGCTGCGTTTACTGTTCCTGTAAAAGTAGGTGATGCAAGAGGTGACTTTGCATCTAATTGAGTTTGAATAGCTGAGGTAACTCCGTCTACATATCCAATTTCAGTTGAAGAAACTGTTGAAGATATTCCAAGTTTTGTCCAGTCAATTGCTGCTGCTGCATTAATATCTGCATTTGCAATTGTGCCATCAAGAATCATTGTGCTTGTTACAGTGCCAGAAGGCAGGGTTACAGTACCTGTAAATGTTGGTGAGGCTAGTGGTGCCTTAGCGTCCATTTGTGTTTGAATGCTTGAAGTAACACCATCTAAGTATCCAATTTCAACATCTGATACGTTAGCAACAGTTGCTTGCTTGCCATTTATTTGTGTTTGAATAGCTGAAGTAACGCCATCTAGGTATCCAATTTCAGTATCTGAAACATTAGCGACTACTGCTTGCTTATTATTTAACTGTGTTTGAATAGATGAAGTTACACCGTCTACATAGTTAAGTTCAGTTACAGATAGAAGCGCACCGTCAAGAATATTTAATTCTGCAGCGGTAGAAGTAATTCCAGCTAATGTATTAATTTCAGCTGAAGTTGCAGTAACTCCAGCAAGCTTATTTAACTCTGCTGTGGTAGCTGTAACACCATCAAGAATGTTTAATTCTGTTGCAGATGAAGTCAAAGATGCAAGAACATTTATTTGTGCTGCTGTTGCTGTTACTCCATCAAGAATGTTTAGCTCTGCTGTAGATGAAGTGATTCCATCAAGTACGTTTAACTCTGTAGCAGTTGCTGATAAAATAACGTCTTCGTTAATTTTTGGAGATGTTAAAGTTTTATTAGTTAATGTTTCTGATCCAGCAAGTGAAGCAACATCGGCATCAGATACTGCTGTATTTAATTGAGCAAGAGTAGTGTTTAAAGTGTTTGAAGTTAAATTAATTGTCTTATTAGATAGTGTTTGAGTAGCATCAAGTAAGGCAACTGTTCCAGTAGCATTTGGAAATGTTATGTCTCTGTCTGCTGTTGGATCTACAACCTTAAGACTTGTCTCAAATCCATCTGCTGTAGCACCTTCAAATTTAATTTCATTTTGTACTTCAAGTACTGTACTGTTAATGATAGTTGTAGTTCCTGATACAGTTAAGTCTCCTGATACTGTTACATTTCCGCTGCTGTCGGCAAGAACTACTGTTCCTGCAGCATCTGGAAGTGTGATAATACGATCAGCTGTTGGATCAGTTACCGAAACCGTAGTTTCAAAATTATTTGCAGTTGCACCTTCAAATGTAATGCTTGAACCAAATGATGGATTTGCTGTTGAATTAGCATCAATAAAGTAGTCAAGGTTTAGCCAGTGATTTGTACCATCACCAATTTTAAATTTGTTTGTATCGGTTTCGTACCCGATTTCTCCTGCGTTTAGGATAGGACCGTTGCCACTGTTAGTAGAGATCCACTGTGCTGCAGTACCCCTACGCTGTTGCATTCTTGTTGCCATATTTTTGTCCTCCCAGACCTTTATCTATTATATCAGATAATTAACTAAAATTATCTAATGGACTTCCGCCGTCGTAACTGTTGTTCCAATAATCTGAATCATAAAATCCAGCAATTTCTGTAGATGTAAAGATTGAATCATAAAACCCTGCATCTTGGAATATAGAAACAATTAGTCCAGTTCCATCAATTGCTGTATCGTGAATGTGTTGTCTAAGATCAGCGGTATCTGAAAATGTAGCAATCATAATCCATTCAGCAGCATCAGTAGAATAAATAGATAGATGTTGTGATACTGTATCAAACCATAGCTGTCCATCTACTGGAGAAACTGGGGCAGATGATTCAGTAGGAACAATTGGAGTTGCCGATCCTAGTAAGTTATCTACATAAAGTTTTGTTACTGCATGTGTATTTTCAGTAGGAGTGGCAACTGTTACAGTTCCCCCAAAAGTACCGCCTTGGGTTACATCTAACCCGTGCTTTACCTTAAAGTCTTTGTTTACAGTTGCCACTTCTAGCCTCTTTTCTTAATTATGCTTCGATGTAGGTCTTGCTTACCTTAACAACAGTATCAGCTGCTGCTCCAGTAACTTGAAGAAGAACATTTCCACCGTCATAAACGGCATTTGTTGTTCCTAATTGAGCATTGCTGATTACATCAGCGTACTCTGTTACATAAACGTTATTTGCTCCATCTACCGCTACAAGCATTTCAATTACTTCAATATCAGTACCCTTTTTCATTTGTACGATATATTTAGCAGCTGTATATGTTGTTGCTGAGAATGTATCAATAGTTGTTGCCGAAGTTCCAGCAGTTGCTGTTGCAGATCCTACAAGGGCATCTGGTAGAGCAATGCTTGTTGCTGCTGCTGCACCAAGAGTTGGTGTAACAAAAGTTGGGCTAGTAGTAAATGCTACTGTTCCAGAACCTGCTTCATCAGTTAACGCTGCAGCAAGGTTTGCAGAAGATGGTGTAGCAAGGAATGTGGCTACGCCAGTTCCAAGACCAGAAACATCATTTGCAATTCGTACTGTAAGTGTATTGCTTGCACCATCAATTGTCTTATTTGTAAGAGTTTGTGTTGCAGCTGTTACTAATGTACCGTTTAGGTAGTAATCCTTACCAGAAGCAAGGTTAAGATGTTCAGATGAGGTCCATGCATCAGTTGCATCTACCCATGAGAAAGTCTTGTCTGTGGCACCCTTAAGAGTAAGACCACCACCGTCAGCACCTGCATCTGTTGGTGTTGCTACTGAGCCAAGTGTAAGGTTCTTATCATCAATTGTGATTTCTGTTGAGTTAATTGTAGTTGTTGTACCATTAACTGTTAGGTCCCCTGAAAGAACCAAAGATGTACCAGTTGCTGCACCAATGTTTGGTGTTACAAGTGTTGGGGTATTAGCAAAAACAAGTGCTCCAGTACCAGTTTCATCAGAGATGATTCCAGCAAGTTCTGAAGATGATGTTGATGCAAGTACGTTTAATTTATCTGTTGTTACAACAAGTGTCTTTGTGTTTGGAATGCTTGTACCATTAATAGAGTCAGCAGTAGCCACGCCAAGTGCTGGTGTTGTAAGTGTTGGACTTGTAAGAGTCTTATTTGTAAGAGTCTGAGTGTTTGTTGTTCCAACTACTGCGCCAGTAGCACCGTGTGCTTCTGTTGCTCCTGTGTGAGTTGTAAGGTCTGAAGAAGCAGCCTTAGTTCCAAGTTGAGTTTGAATTGATGATGTTACGCCATCTACATAGTTAAGCTCTGTAGTTGAAAGTGTTGCACCATCAAGAATGTTAAGTTCTGTAGAAGTTGCTGACATAACAACATCTTCATTTACCTTTGGTGATGTTAGTGTCTTGTTGGTAAGTGTTTGTGTATTAGTTGTTCCAACTACCGCACCAGTTGCACCGTGTGCTTCTGTAAGGTTTGCGTGTGTTGTAACATCTGAAGTAAGCGCTACTGTACCAGTTGCATCTGGGAATGTAATCGTACGGTCTGCTGTTGGATCAGTTACTGCAACAGTTGTTTCATAATCATCTGCTGTAGAACCTTCAAATGAAATTGAAGAAGCAAAGACACCAACTGCTGCTGGGGCTGCCCACTCAACACCATATGTTGCACCTGATGCTGCTGTAAGTACTTGACCATTTGTGCCAACACCTAAACGAGCTACTGCATCATCTGCACTACCTACAATTAAATCACCCTTAGCATCAACGACACCTGCTGTGATAATGTTTTTTCCATTAACGGTCGCTGTTGATCCCTCAACAACCAGTCCCGCCTTTACTCTAAAGTCTTTTGTTACTGTTGCCATTTTATCTCCTTAATTAGGCCTTTAACCCAATACGCAAGTAGCGTAAGGTTATCGGGGTTTGTCCACCCACAGGTACTACAGAAAGTGAAACTGTATCGCCTGCTCTAGATACGGAGATGGTGCCAATATTCCCATCATTATCTACTGTCCCATACTCGCTGATATTTACATCTGTAGCATCAGGGACTATGGTTAATTCTGTGGCCCAATATTTATTTGCACCGCCAGAAGTCTTTTTAATTGAGATCATGTATTTTACTGATCTCCACTCGCTTGCTAAAAAGTTATCAAAAATTGTAGTATTTTCAATACCATTAATTGTAGACTCATTGTTGCCATCTGAACCAAGGTCAGTAGAACGAGCAGAAGCACTGTCAATCAAGTCTTCGTAATTTGTTTGACTTGGACGATCTCCAGTTTGGAATAAAGCCTTTACACTTGCAATTGATATTTTAGCCATATGCTGATTATATCATATTTATATTAGATAATATAGTTAGAAAAACCAATAATTTGAACACCAATTCCAGGCGGAGCTAATGGGTTTACCCCATCTATTCCAATATTTGTAATTCGTAATTTAAAAGGTAAAGTTTCTTTTACTTGAACTTTTTTATAATAACCAGTATTTCTTGCTTTTGAAGCTTTAGGTTTTATATCAAATACAACTTTTGAATAATGGTTTACATCTATAACTTTTGCTTTAGCCATTTGTTATGACTCTTGATCTGTAACTTCGCCAATCATAACCATTTCTCCTTGGCATACCGTCCAAACTCTGGTAGCATCTGATAGTTGAACATCAAATACATCTGCAGTTAATAATTGTTTAGATTGTGCTGGTGTCAAAGATAATGTAAATTCTCCAGGCCCGTCAAGATCTGATGGAGTTGGTGTTAATGTAAATAATAGATCGTCTCCAACATTATCAGAGTATCTTCTAAATTGAGATCTAATTGTCCATAAGTCAACATCAATAGGATCACCTAAATCATCTTGTACATAAATTCTAAATGCTGCACTATCTCCAGTAACAATAGTCCAATTAATTAATGGTGGTCTATTTCCTAAATTATATGTTGTTGGGGCTTTAACTGATGTTAATGCACTCTCATCTTTATTTCTATAGCTTACCATTATGCTAACCCTGCTTTCAATGCTGCCCAAGATCCATTACCTGTTGGTTTACCAACAATTATAACACCAGTAGTTGCGTGTGATTTTGCTACAACTCCTACTGCTGTTCCTCCAGTTGCTGGTTGAGTTGCTGTTAATCCCCCAGAAGTTCCAGTGTAAAGAATATTTCCAACGGAATAAGAAGATGTGGCAACATTACTAAAAATACCAGAAATAACAACTATGCCATCAGTTGCTGTAGCAAAAGTATCTTTAGCCAAACCTAACATAGGATAATTCATTGTGTTAGTTAGTTTAGTTACTTGTGGTTTAGTTCCAGAATGTCCAGTTAAATATACTGGATCTCCTTTTGATATTGTAGCCCCTGAACTATTTGTAACTTCAATTGTTACGTTTGACTCAGCTGCAAATTCAGTAATAACTACTTCAATACGCTCAGCCAAAGACTGAATATCTCCCACAATATCAACTGGGTCGCTTGCAACGGGATAAGGAAGATCATAGATTGTAGTTTCAGCCATAATCTTATTATTATACCACTTCCTAAGAAAGTTATTGAAAAGTTATAAAAATGTTACCTAAAGTTTGCTTTTGAGGTCAATTTTATGTTATACTTAATACATGCTACCAACAGGTAGCATTTGTTCTCTAGGAGGTTATTATTATGAGAAGAGACAAGCAAGCTTGGATTGGAATCCTAGCATTAGTTGGTGTTATTGCACCTTTTAGTAACTCTGCTAATGCATCAAGTACTGAAAATAATTTACTAATAAATAAATCTGTAGAAGATCCTGCCTCCGACAAGGAGGCATTTGTTGTTTCTAAGGCAAAAATGTTAGCTAAATTTGAAAACAGAACACACTTAACAGATAAAGAACTAAAGCAACTTCTATCCCTTGTGGGGTTTGAGGGTAAGGATTTAGTAGTAGCTTGGGCTATTGCTAAAAAAGAATCTAATGGTCGTCCATTGGCATACAATGGCAATCATAAGACTGGAGACTCCTCTTATGGGATGTTTCAAATTAACATGATCGACAATCTAGGTCCTGATCGTAGAGATAAGTTTGATCTAGATACAAATGCTGAGTTATTCAATCCCGTAAAAAATGCGGAGATTGCATACTATATGTCCAACGGGGGAAATGACTGGTCTTCTTGGAAAGGTATTACGCCAAAGACTAAGGCTTGGATGCAGAAATTTCCTAAATAAAACTTTAGGTAATAAAGAACCTCTACTGTAAAAAGTAGGGGTTTTTTATTTTATGCACCTTAAAATAATTGATTATTAGGGAGCTTCGGTAGTTGTAAAGATTATTTGAGCAAATGCGCTAGTATTAGTTTGGCTTGCCCCTGCGTAAACAGTTACTGTAACAGTGTATTCTGTTAACTGAACTCCACCAGTCATTGTTCTTGATTTAGCTGTATTTCCAGTGGATCCATTAAGGTTTGAGAAAGGTGAAGTTGTAATCATGTATGAAGCTTGAAGAGTAGAATCCCAACTTAAGAATCCTCCATTATAGGATGGGACAATTGAAAGATTGGTAATTGTTGGAGCAGGGGCAAAGTAAGGTGGGAAGAACGGGAAGAACGGGAAGAATGGTGGGAAGAATGGTGGGAAGAATGGCGGGAAGAATGGCGGGAAGAATGGCGGGAAGAACGGTCCTGGAGCTACTGGAGTAAATGAATTACTAGCAGCAGAACTTAGAGAATCTTGAACGGTATTATTTAATTTAACAACTGCGGTATAAGAAGTACCATTAGACAAACCAGAAATAGTAATTGGAGATGTAGAACTAGTTCCTGTAATTGAATTTGGAGTTGTTGTTGCAGTATAGGTTAAAGATGTATTAGGTTTTCCAGTATTTGCTGGAGAAGTAAAGGCTACAGATACACTAGCATTACCAGCAGTTGCAGCTCCAATAGTTGGAGTTCCTGGCTGGCGATTATCTGAAGAACTCGTTACTCCTGGAATTGGCATTATGCAATCAAGTCTCCTGCAAGTACCCAAGTGTCTGTATTTAGCTTTATTAATGTTGCCATTGATCCAGCTGCACGTATTTTTGCTCCTGGGGTTGCATATGAAGTAATTCCAGCAGTGAAAGCAACTGTAACTCCTGTTGTAAGTGCAATTAAGTGTATTTGAGTTCCAATAGGATAAGCAACAGTTGCGTTAAGTGGAACGGTAAAAGCATAAGCACCATTCATTTGAACTAGCGTATTAGCATCAGATAAAACAAATGTATATGCTCCAGTCTTGGCAGTTGTATTTACATTGAATGGTTGAAAATTTAAAAGGCTTGTTCCATTACCAACTTGAATTTGCTTGTTTGTAGTATCCCAGGCAATTTTTGCATCTGTTGTAGAGGATGTTGTAGTTATAGCAGTTGCTGCAGCAGGAGTGGCCCATGATAATCCAGAAGCAGTTGCGCTGTCTGCAGTTAAGATTGTTCCATTTGCTCCAACAGTTACTACAGATAAAACATCATTTGCTGATGCTGAAAGTAAATCACCTTTTGCGTTAAAGCTTGAGGCTGAAAGAGATCCTCCTCCTTCAATAGCATCAATTCGTACGTCTAGGCTATTAAGTGTATATGCAATTGATGGGCTAACTAAGTTTGCTGTATTTGTTTCAGCTGTATTAAAACTTTCAGACCCATAATGATATGTTCTAAGAGCAACCTGAATATCAGCTGCGTCTCCAAGACTTGGAATTCTTGTTGGTACTAAAGTACCTATGCTTTCACTTGCCATGATTCACCTCTCTAGAATTATATCACAAAGTGTGACTAAAACTATTATATTCCTTCAACTATTGATATAAATAGATGAGTAGTTACATTTCCAGTTAAGTTTGCCCAACTAGTACCGTCATACTCTACTGCGTTAAAATTAATTACAAGGTTTGTTCCAGACCCAGCAAGTGCTGGTATGGACATAGATGATGCTACGGGGTCTGAATGTGCAATACTATATTGAATATTAAAATTTTCTGCTGTAAGCGGAGTTCCAGATATAGTTACAATGTTTGCAATTGGAATGCTAATTTGTGCTGTTCCAGCAGTGTATGTTGTTAAGTGTGTTTTAGAATACAAGACAGGATTCATATCGAGAACCTGAATCCATTGGTCGCTTGCGCCAGGAACAGCTACATACTGATAAAGATAACCATAATCTGCTCCTGGAGATGTATTAATATACATATCGTTTAATATTAAATTGTTTGAGAGTAAAACACCCTGTACTGTTGCTAAATTTGGATCTCCAGAACCAACAATAAATCTATTTCCACGAGTTCCAGTTGAACCAATATCAACCAATACTTCAATAATGTTTGGTGGTCCTACAACCGTTATACTATCAGTTGACACTAATACTTCAGGCACTACCAGCACCCGTAATATCATTTGTTACTGTAATTGTTCCTGTTAAAAGTGTAAAAATAACATCTGGTTCAGGTGTTGTATTAGTTATTTGAACATCATATACATGTGTTCCAGCTAGGAGAGTTCTTCCTAGTGAAGGAATAATTTTACAAGTTATAATGTTTGTTACATCATTTACTACTGCGGATGCAGTGTAAGAAAACGCTGGAGCTGCACCAATAGGCCCTCTTGCGCTAGCAATTGTAAAGATTGCAGTGTAACCAGTTAGATCAAATGCTTCTCCGTTGGAGTTTTTTGGTTGGATAACAAATTCTGCTGTATCGCCACGATAGTAATTAAAATTATGAGTTCCTGGAAATGCCATTATTCCTCCTAATATATTATACCACTAAGACACTGATATATACATGCCCTTTAAAATAATGGTACTTTCGCTATCTGTTCTTGCCTGAATAATTCCACCCTCAGATTTAATCTTTGACATATCTATGTAAAGGGTTTGATTAAATGACATTTCATATGGATATTTATATTTTAACATTCCTATATATCCTGTTGGTGATTCAACTCTTGGAATATATGTTCTTAGCCAAGCTTCTGTGCTATTTGAGTCCGTGCTTAAAATAATGTCATATCTAATGTCGACTTTTGCCCCTACTTTTAGTTGTTTAAAATTAATTCTTCCAGTGTTCTGATTCCACAATGAAACTCCTCCTATTGGAAGAAATGACAATATATTATTCTCTGGATCTTCGTCTATTGATAAGGTTACCCAACCATCATCTCCTCTATTTGGACCAAGATGTATTTGTTTTTTATTTTTATTTTCGTAATAAGCCCACCCAGGATATTGACCAGATTGGCTTTCGTATGATTGACCGTTGCTTTTCCCAGGTTCCCCTTTAGGTCCTTGTGGTCCTTCTGGGCCAGGCTTTCCTTCTTTGCCTTGAATCCCACGTTCTCCTCTAGCTCCTTCTGGGCCTGGAGGTCCTTGTGGTCCTATATCACCTTTTTCTCCAGTCATTCCTGGTACGGCAATATACTCTATATTTCCTTGTAATGATTCTTGAGTTAGCTGAACTGTTTCAGCATATTTTTTTTTTGGAAAGTCCATGCTTTTTGACATGCACTATTTTACCTTAAATGTTTTTTTACCAATTTTAATAACAGGTGGCAAATTAGTTTGTGGAGTAGATACTTTTACAACAGGCATTAAAGGCTCGTTCCACTAACATCACCAAGGACGCAAATAGTTCCAATAACTGGAGTCCAAGTTGTATCTTCACCTTCTCCAGAACCAGCTGGAATTACAACTTGTAAATCAAAAGAAAGTTCTGCTACTACAGATCTATAGGCTGTGCCCCAATTTGCGGTAGTTAAAGCGGGTATCTGAATTTCCCCATAACCAAGTCCAGAAACAACGGGAAGGTCATCTAATACTTGACCACTTGGGTCATAGGCTGTAGCAATGTAAGTCCAGTCTGTAGTATCGTATTCTGTTACTTCATCGTCCTCAAAAAATTCAATTTTAAGGTTTGCGCTGTCTCCACGAACTACTGTCCATTTAATATTTGCTGGAGTAGCTCCATACTTATCAATTGTAGGGGTGCACATAATAATTGATTATACCATAAAACTAACACCTAAGCTCAGTGGGTGGGGTGGGTAGAACCTAGGTGTTAGCTCTTAAATTATATCTTATTTTATTAAAAATCCAGGAATATACAGAGTTTAATAACAAAAAGTTATAATAAAGGCATATTAATAAATTGTTATAAAAAGTTATAATTCAAAACGGGATATCGATACAAAACCCAGGAATGTCTATGCTATACTTAAAATATATAAAGAAAAGAATATACTATAGTTAAGGTTTTTAAGTATATTATATATATTGGTAAATAGGTAAATTAGATTATTTTGTCTTAGCTATATACTCTAAAAGAATATCATACATATGGTCTAGCTTTTCCTTCATAACCTTATGATCTTCTTTCATCTGCTTACGACTAACATCTGCTTCATTAATGCGAGTTTCTAGCCTTGAAATTTGGTCTTTCATAGATGAGCCTGAATTGGGTTTAAGTTCGACGAGATAATGCTTTACGAGAAATTTGATTCCGCCAGCCATAATACCGACTATGGTTAATACGCTTAAAATTAAAGCAGCCCAGTCTTGTATATTCATAAGAGTTATTATATCATTATATAAGATTTTAATTTCGACGGGATATAGAAGTCGCCGAAAATAGAGATAACAAACCCTCCCCTAGACAACATATGGATCAAAGATCCAAACATGTCTTAAATCGGCTCCTGTCGTCTCTATAGGCTATAATAAGTATATGGATGATGTAACCCCTTTTGACTTAATTAATGGTTCGCCGAGAGTTGAAAAAGATATAAAAGATATTCGCCTGGATATTTGTAAAGGCTGTGATTGGTTTAGACCAAAGACTCAAACTTGCAAAAAATGTGGATGTTTTATGGCTGCTAAGTCTATGTTAGCAAATGCTAAGTGTCCGATTGGTAAATGGTAATATGAAAATTAATAGGTTATCCCCAGATATTTATGAAGTTGAAGATTTTGTTACTATCGAGCAACAAGAAGAAATATTAAAGTTTGCATCAGGGTTAGATGAAGAGCAATGGTGGTTATCAGTTAATGATGATTATAAAAATGGATTTTTCTATGGCAAACAGTATAACGGTGAGAAACCAGAAGTATTTAGAGAAATAGAAGATCAAGTCAATAACCTATTTGAATCATTGTTATATGTAGGAGGTGTTGCACTTCAACGGTATAGGCAAGGAGCAACAATCCAGGAACATAGGGATTACTGGCTATACGATGAACCATATCATATTAGATACGGGATATGTATATATTATAATGACGATTATGCTGGAGGAGAGCTAGAGTATTCTGAGTTAGGAATAGTTCATAAACCTAAAGCCAGGTCATTGGTTATGCATGGTGGGAATATATTACATAAAAATTTGCCTGTTACTGATGACTTACCACGATATTTTTCAACATGCTTTGTAAGAGGATCAAAAGATAGTCCAGTTCTTTTAAATAAAGAACTCTTTAGCGAAATAGAGGAACATGATGGATCCACGTATAGATAAAATAAATAATATGACCAG